TGGCGTACCAGAGCATTAGCGCACTCGACCCCGTCGAGTGGGGTTTGGAGGTCGTAGGAGATGTAGACTCGTTGGCCATTGGAGGAAATTCCTGCGCCGTAGGGGATGAAGAAGGTGCGGATGGGGGTGAAGTGGTAAGCCTCAGTGAGGTAGGCATCGAGCTCGGGGTTGTGCTGACGGAGCAGGGCTAGGCCAGCCGCCGAGGCGAGGATGTCGTCGATATCACCCGTTGCCATTGGGGGCTCCTTCGAGATTGACCGCGATCTGCATTGTGAGCAGGTTGGTGATACGGGTTATTCCTTCTTTCAGTTCGGTTGACTCCTTTGTCCTTTGGGTCATCATCGCTGCTATCAGTGCAACCATCAGAAGCGTGGCTTCTTTCGGCGAGATTTCCTGGGATTCGAACCAACCGACCAAGGCATTCATGGCATCGACTGCTTCTTCTTTGGTCATTTCAGCGCCTCCACTTGCGTTGCCATCATGGCACTTAGGATGCGGTGTCCCGTCATTGCCCATTCCTTGCCGGCGTTGAGCCTCTTACAGCTTTGGTCGATCTCAACCCCTGCTGCCACGGCAAAGAACGGACCCCAGTCTGCGCGGGGAATGTCTTGTGATTCCATCCACTGATTGAGCGCGGCGAGTGCCTCTACGCGTTCTTCTTTGATCAATGCAACCTCCCTTTAGTTGCCAGCATCGTCACCTGATGGGCGACTTTCTTAAACATCTCCGACATCGCCAGCCAGCCTTGGGCCACGAGGCGGTCCTCGTCACGGACGAGGTGGGCCATGGTGGCGGCTTCTTCCTGGGCCTTGCGGATGTGTTCGATTAGCTTGGCGAAGGTCTCGCCGCGGGTGGGGAGGCTCATGGATTGTTAACCTCCCTTAGTCTAGCTTCGAGCCACTCGATTCGACCCGACAGTTGCATCTTCTCAATGGCCCACACCGCAGCGAATGTTGGGTTGTGGAGCGCCTCTAGCTGAGCCACGCGCTCGTTGGCTTTGGCCCATCCACGGCCATTGGCTACGACTCGGTCGTACAGGTGGGCACAGCGGGCGGTGGATAGCTCTCCTGTGATAACTAGCCAAATATCTCTGAGCTTGCTCATGCCGTCCATCCCCTGGCGAAGACCACCCGCTGATATGGGAACGCCGCCGCCTGCTCCTTGAGCATGTAATGCGGCTCGCGGCCGGCTTTGATGTTGAGGAAAGCCAGCGCAACCCAGTTCTCCCCGTCCATCGATACCTCAGTGATCGAGTAGGGCCGGGGCTTGATAATCGCTCGGACAGGCATGAGGATGCCCGATCTGGCGATGTACGGCCCGGTGATAGCCGCGGCGAGGCCGGTTAGGAAATCCCTGCGCCCGATCATCTCTCGCCCTCCGCTAGCGCGCTTAGCACCCCGCCGCTGGCTTGGGCCTTGCCGATTGGGTCGCCTGGGTCAGTGAGGGAGTCCCAGTCAGCGCAGCGGATTTCGATTAAGGTGTCGCGGTAATATAGGTTGGCCGTGACGTAGACCTTGGCCGAGGCGATGTCGTCGAAGGCTTCGTAGGTTTCGAAATCGTGGGACTTCACGTGGACGATGTAAAGCTTGGGCATTTAGAACCTCCGTTTAATCGGCGCTGGGGCAAGGCCCAAGGCCGCGATTAGATCGATCTTAACCGTGGGGGATTTGCAGGCTTCGTAGTCGGTGGAAGCTGAGAGAGTGTCGAGGCAGTGCCTGAACTCCTCCCACTCGTCCTCGGTGAGGAGGTATTCTGACCCTCGGATGCGGATGACGTAGCCGTTTTCCTGCCGCCTGGCCCCGCAGTCCATGGTTTCCTCCTCGCGCGATGGTAGATGCCGGCTGACCGCAGGACCGTGGCGACCCAGGATGGGCTCACGTCGAGGACGCAGGCGATGTACATCACGCGCGCCTTTGGGTGGTCGCGGTAGTACTCAAGCACTGCCGTGCGACGATTATTGCCCGGCTCCCGCCTCAGTGGGACTCCATAGGCCGTGGCGATCTTGCAGATCAAGGTACAGGATATGCCATAGTCACTGGCGATGGTCTTAAGCTTGATGCCCACAGCGTATTCGCAGGCGACGGCGAGGCGCTGGGTGGGGGTGAGTTTATCGGTCATCGCCCCCTCCTGACCTCGGCAGCGGCGGCCAGCGCGGCGAAGGCTAACTCGTCGCTGCAAATGCTGGCAGGGTCGCGATGAGTACGGAGTTTCCAAATAGCAGCCGTCGCCGCCTGGACCTCTGCCTCTGAAAGAGGCATTGGGATAACCTCAAACGAGAAGTTACCGTCTGGATCCCACAACATCGTCAGGCCGTGGAACTTGAGTGCAGCGGCTATGGTCCTAACGGCGATCCCGACCGCTCTGACGACCTCTGATTGTGGCTCGATCGTCGGCTTCCGCCACCCCGCTGCCATGATACGCTCGGCGGCCTCAAATGCCTGTCCAGTTATACTCGGCGAGGATTTGTAGATAAACGCTGCCAGTTCGCTGATTTCATCGCTCATGCCTTGTTCTCCTCGATTAACTCCCGAAGGCGAGAGATTGCCGCCTCGATGTTTTGGCAATCCTCAGAAACGATACCACGGTCTTTATGCTCGTATAGCAATTTGCCGTGTTTGAAAACACCTACAATATGACTTCCATAATTGATAACGTACGGCCTTGGAAATGCTGGAAGGAGACAACGAGCAAGTGGGGTTTTCCAATCATTTGACGAGATGATCTCATACACATCCATTTGGCGAGTTCGGTATTGGGTCATATCAACCCTACCTTCCTCATCACATCCCTGACAACCTCGCTTGAAACCTTCGCAGGTTCGCCGGCCGCGACGAGCTTGCCTCGGGAGTCGTATTTCTTAGCGTGTAGCGCCCGTTCGACTTGGTGAAAGTTCGGCGCCGCGGGGGTGGCTATGGTCGGCGCCCGGTCGGCCCTTTCGCGCTCGCGGAGGACGGTGAGGAGACAAGACCAGCCACGTTGGGAGGCAATCGGCTGGCCACCGAAGCCTGTGACGACGGCGCATCGGTCTAGGGGAATGCGTACTTCGTGTGTCCTGGTCTCTGACCCGGCTGGAGGGAAGGTTAGGATTAGCAGGTCGCCTGAGAGATGGATGGTTGGGTGGGTCATGGGTACGACCTAAATCTGTGGCATTCTTCGCAGCACCACAAGCCATCGACGGGCCCGGCCGCTTTGTGGGCCGTAACCATTTTGCAGGTTATGCATGGCAGTGGAATGCAAGTTCTGAGCTTTGCTGGCTCCTCCGCCACCGGCCTCCGGTCAGGATCGAGCCTCGCGGCCTTGGCGATGGAGCGGAAGTCGTAGATGATTGAGGTCATGATAGCACCCATACAAGCAGGCCGGTAAGGACTATTGCGCCCCAAACTCCGGCCAGGAATAGCCACACATCCTTACTGGTCATGCCAGCCCCCATGATAGCCAGAGGAGGAACGTGGCGACGGCCGCAATGGCTATCGCCAGGGCAATGTCGGTTAGGTACGTTCGGGTCATGGGTCTACCTTTTGAACCAGGGGGTTGGCGAGGCGACGCGCGGACGCATGCATAAACTTCAAAGCCTCGCTCGGTGCGATGCGCACAGGCTTAAGCCCAAGCCCTCGCTGAGCATGGCAAGTTAGCCGCCCAGGAAGGGTGAGCTTGATATGCATGCGGAGTTTGCGCCTAGCCGGCATGGGGAGATTATGCCTGGTTGCAAGCAACTTAGCAACCATCTCGCGGAACACTGTGGTGTGGTTTATGCCTACTGAAAGGCGCATGGGCTGTTGCCTCCTCTGATTGTACCTGAGAGTATAACACGGATAGGGGAGAAAGTCAATCCCTCATTTTCCTCATTTACCTTTCATCTGAGGGACAGGAGTAGGAGTGTCCAAAGGGCAAGCCATAGAACACAAAGGGCGAATTGCCGGAGGGTGATGTGAGTGGGGTGGGGAAACATAGATCGCTCCTGTTTGGTTCCATCCAAAGCCCATTGCCACGGCTAGAGGCCCGCCACAAGGGACGGGCCTCCGGTCGGAGCAGGGGATGTGGGTTAGAACGTGAGGTTAGCCTGCGGCGAGGACTGATCGGTAGAGGTCGTGGGGGTAGGCGCCCATTCGTGGGCCACGTGATGGGCCTTCTCAAGGGCTTGGCGGATGGCCTCAATCTTCGCCTCGTGGCGATTGGCGAGTTCATGCCAATCTTCGGACTCGCGGCGGGAGCGGAGGAGGTCCCTGTAGTTCTCGACTGACTCCTCTCGGACCTTGGCCAGTTCAGTCAGGGCCGTGTCGAGGAGGACATGGGTTTCGGTGAGTTGGTTTTCAAGCTGGACGCATCGCTCGCTTGCATCGTTGAGGTCACGCAGGGCATGATCGATGCACTCTGCCGACTCCCTCGCCTTGGCTTGAAATTCCTCGATTGCCAGTTCGAGGCTTGCGTTGGCATCCTCCAACTCACGGACCTTGCCCTTGTGTCCGTCGCGCTCGCAGGCGAGGTCGTAATTCTCCGCGATCAGCCGAGACCGTTCCTCGCGAAGCCAAGTGACGTTCTTCTCCAGGTCGGCGATCTTCGAAGTGAGGGAGACAATCTCCGCCCGCCCCGCCTCGGCGCTGGCTTCGAGGTCATTCAGCCTCCGGCTCATCTCGGGGAGGTCCAGGTACGCGCGGATCATGGAGTTGAAGCTGGCGACCATCTGTTGGACCTCGGTTGGGACGGGATCAATTGACTCGTAGGTCGTTGTGATCATGTTTCCGTCGGTCATTGGGTTTGTCCTTAGCCTAGAGTTTCGGGTTTCGTTGAGATGTGAAGATAGTACCAATCATCTTCACGCGGTCCTTGCTTAAGCTGCACGCGTAGCCCAAGCTTCTCTGCTTCCGTCCAGCATGAAACAAAGTTGTGCCATGCGGCCTTTAGTCGTATCGAAGCGTTTGTTTGCTCCTGCGTTGCCATTCTGCCTCCATTTGCGGGGGGAGACAGGGCTAGTGGCCCTGTCGGTTTGCGTAGGGGCCAATAGCCCTCAGGCATGCTTGGCCGCGGCCGGCTTCTTCGCCTTGCCCTTGGCCACCACAGCCGTCTGACCAGCCTGCTTGGCGCTCAACTGCTCCTTCTTCTTCGCCTTGGCTGCCTCGGCCTTGTCCACCTTGCCCTGGTCGATCGGGATCGCCTTGACGTCGATGGTCACAGCGACCTTGGCGCGCTCGGCGAGGTTGGCCTCGGCCTGCTTGACGATGTCCGGCGTTGCCTCGATCAGTGCCTTGGCCGCGATGGTGATTTCGCTCGCGGCCACGTAGGAGACCTTGAGGCCCTGGCGCTTCATCTCGTCCTTTACGAGGTTACGGGCGAGGCGCATGGCTTCGGTCATGATGACCCCGGCGACCTTGGCGGAGCCAGCACCACGGGCGGCCTTGAGCTTGCCGGCGCGGAGGTTGTCGAGATTCTCCTTTGCCTTGAGCATCGCCTCGGCCTTGCGGGTGGCTTCGTCGGGCATGAGGGTGGAAGTGATCTTCCCCATGCCCGCGTTGAGGAGGACCTTGAGCCCTTCGGCCAAGGCACGAGCGTAGACCTCGGCCGGGAGGTCGCCGCCGTCCTCGGGCGAGTCCGTGTTGACCTCGATGAAATCCTTGCCTTTGGTGATTGCGATTTTGAGGATACCCATACGGGTGATACTCCTAGTTGGGCCAAGGGATTCCCTGCTGGCCCGGACAGGGTATGTGTTGGCAGTATGCGCCGGCGATCTGTCGGCGTCAAGTGATTTCCTCGCATGGCTGGTATGCAAATTTGCCGTGTCTCATTTTTGCAACAGGTGTTGCCGATTTGTCACACGGTCTGGAATATCACCTCGCCTGTCTCAAGATCAACCACACAGTACCAACCATCCTTTGGCTGATACAACTGCGCCTCGTGGATAGCCTGGTCGATTGTATCGTACGACCCTTGAAGGTCCGACCAGCCTCCACAGGGATAATAGTTCTCTCCTGCAAAGGCTAGATATCGCTTGGGCTTTGCCATTCAATCCTCCGTCTGTCTCAGCCCAAAGTAGGGCCTTCGGCCTCAGTCGTAGGTCTTATCCAAGAGCGGCATGCACAACCCTTCGTACACCCGACGAAAGACCTCGAAGTCCTTGGCAGGGACTAGGTTGAACGTATCCCCTGGCCAGTCAGTGCGACCGACCCTGTACCGCCCCATGCCAAGGTCCTCAACGAAGTAGACCTTGGGCATTTCATCCAAGACAGCTTGCGCACGCGCCTTGGTTCGCTTGCTTGGCAAGTTCATTTGTACCTCCATCCCCTGCGGTCAACCACAGGCCAAGCGGTAGAGTGTTAGCCCTGCCGCTCAGTCTGGGGTCTAGCGCCGTCCAATCTCAACCCAGCAATCTGACTGGTAGTTTTCAAGTAGGAAATGATTAATCCGAAGTAGGACATAATCAATTTCAAGCCATTCGGCTGCGTCGGGCTTAGTCCTATCCTTGATGATAAAGGCCCGAATATCATCTGTGATTTGCTGGAACGTTCGGCCTGAGGCAAGCTTGAAGCCGATATAATCATACCACCCATAGGCCCAATGCTTGGGGTCCCAAGTCAGTTCTAAGGCTTGACAGATTGCACTGTCAACCTGTGCAAGCGATGCTGGCACAGTCTCACCACGTCGAGTGAGCTGGAAACAATTAGGCATAGTTTCCTCCTTTGGTCCCGTGCTGGGTCGCACGATCAAGGGCAAGGAGTTGGCCCTGCCCTTGGGCTTGCGGCCGGGGGATTATCTTAGGTTAACGCAACCATGTTCCTCACAATCCTCGCCACATTCCTCCCCACAGCGGTAACTCCCCCAGTCAAGGGCCTCGGATTTGCATTTCTTGCATAGGGTATTCCGCCAACTATCCGTTGGGCCGCCTTTGAGCGTAGTGGGGTCGCGACCAACCTGCTCGTGCCCACAAGCCTGACACGTACGAATGTATTGCCTTGCCATGACTTCGTTCTCCTTTGGCTCCCTCAGTACCCCGCGTCCGCAAGGCTTTGCCAATCCTTGCCGTGTATGTCCAAGACCACCTTCGCCGCTTTGGCAATATCCTTCGCATCCACGTGCGAAAGCTTAATTCCCTGCCGCCGCAGTTCAGCCTTGACCAATTCACGTGCGTGCTGCTTGAATTCGCTGTTCATTGCTTAGTCCTCCGTTGATGACTGTCTCAAAGTCTGTCTCAGCCCCTCGGCCCCAACACCCGATCGCAGAATTCCCACATCTCGTCATACCCCGCTGCGAACAGGCATTCCAGGATCAGCCCAATCGGGTCATCCCCAACTACCGCCTTGATGCACTTCAGAGGGCGCTTGGTATAAACCCCCTGATACCCGCCGACTATCTCAACCTCCTCCCACGACCCCTCCCGCATCGCCAGGATAGCCCTAATCGCCTGCGCCAGTGCCACGTTCTGCGGACTATCCGCCCGCCGCTTGAGGCTAAAGCTTTCGCCTGTCTCAGTGACGGTCTTAGCCTGCCCTTTGCCTGTCTCAGTCATCGCCTGCTCCTCCAGTAAAACGTCATCCCCAGCCTGCCAAGGCTGATGAAGTGTAACCCACCGATCTTCCGATAGCTCATGCGTTAGTCCTCCTCTATCGTGCCAGCTAACTCCCCAGGTATCCCCCTCGTCAGGGCCTCCGCTTGCCGCTCAGTCAACTTCACCTTCCGCTCCGCCTCCGCAGCCTTCCTCTGATCAAACGCCCGCTGCCAAGACCGACCTCGCTTGTACCCAATATTAACCTCGTTCCAGATTATATTAAACACCCACCCGCCCTTGAACTCATTCCCAAGCTTCTTCGCAATCTCCCGTGCTGCGGACTTAACCCTCTCCGTTAGGTCCTCCGGTAACTCGTCTTTCATCGCCTGTGCCTCCTGTTCACTATCCCAGGAGTATAACACATCGCCCGCCCATTGTCAACCCTCGCCCGGCCCTGATTTCCTCATCCCCCCATAGGGCGACTGACTCACTCGGCCCCCGGACGCAACTCCCCCAAGGGCCAGGAAGTGCGGTTGCTGGTTATAAAAAAAAAAATTTTTTATAGACAACCCCTTAGAGCCCCTTGCGTCCAGGTCGCCAGTCAGTTAGTCGCCCTATGAACCAATTAGAAAATCAGGCCAGGGCCAACGCTCTGGCCTGATCTTGGCGCTAGTCCTGGGTCCACTCTGCAACAACGCAGGCGTCGCCGAGGATTAGTTGTGCTGCGACGAACCAGGGGTCCGATTGGACCTGAACGTAGGCGAGGATAGCCTCATTCGCCGTGGCAAAATCCTCGCTAACGGTTTCGTAGCTATCGGCTACAACCGTGACGACCCTATTCATTCCTTCACACTCAGGCTCGCCGCATTGGCCGCCAGGAAAGTCTCAATCTCCCCCTTCGCCGCCAGCAACCGCTCCCACTGGCCCTTGTACAGGGTCACAGGGAACCGGCCGAGGCCGTAGACCGAAACCCCGCCCTTCTCGGTGACCTTGAACGACAGGGCTCTGCCTCTGGCCGCCTTAGCCTCCGCCAACTCCGCCTGCAACCGAGCGATGGTCTGCTCAGGGGTCTCGATTTGGGATTGCAAGATTGCCATTGTCGTCACTCCGCACGGTGATATGGCCCGTGCTGCCGTTTGGGCGCATTGCCCACTGAGGGGCAGGGTTCGCACTCCCCTGCCCCTGGATTGGCAATCCTTCCCTCGCGGCCCGCAGGCCGTAGCACAGCCAGCGCTTGCATGTCCGGGCTTGCTTGTCCCCGACGTTGCGCTCTCGTGCCGAAGCGAGCATGGGCTCGCCCCGTCTTGACCCGATCAGCATCGCACCGGCCGCCGGCGGGGACAAGTCACGATTTCGTGATGCTGCACCGCACCATGCGCGATGGGTTAATGAACGCGCCCGCCCACACGCGCGAAGTGCAAGCCCTGTGCCAACGGCACCGAACGGTACCGTCCGACCCCTCCCCCGCCACCCCCAGGGGCAAAATCGGCCTCTCGTGCGCGGGGCTGACGTGCCGGGTAAATTCTGTGCCTCACGAAGGACCCATACCCTTCGTCTCCTTTTCTGTCCTTCGGCCGGCAGGCGAGGGTTGACTTTGCGGGCGAGGGGGTGGTAGGATGGGGGATGAAACTGGGATCAGGTCAGCGAACGGTCGTTGTGGCGGGGCAGGCGATGACGGGGCCGGCCAAGCCGTGGCGGGAGGCTGAGCGGGAGCTACGGGCGAGGGATGCGAAGGGGCGGCAGAGGGTGACGCTGCCGAGGGTTAAATTCGCGGAAGTTGGTGATGGCGACGAAGCCTAGCGTAGTCAAGCGGTTCAAGGACTCCCACCACATGCTCGCGAGGATGTTCGCCTCGGGCATGCGGCCGGGGGAGGTGTGCCTTGCCGCAGGGTATTCGAACTCGCGGGTTTCGGTCTTCCTCGCTGACCCGGCCTTCCAGGAGCTCATCGCCCAGTACCGCGAGGCGGTGGACCACACTTGGCGCCAGGGGATCGATAACTACCACGCCCTGGCCACTGCCAACATGCTCGTCGCCGAGCGGATGCTGTCGGATCGGCTCGAGGCCGCGGAGGACGAAGGCGTCCTGCCCTCGGTCCGCGAGTTGGTCATGATCTCCGCCGACCGGGCCGACCGCTTCGGCTTTGCCAAGCGAACCACTCAGGTCAATCTCAACCTCGACTTCGCAGCGCAGCTCGACCGAGCCATCGCGCGAAGCGGGGTTACCATTGAGGGCCGGGCCGAGCCAAAGCTGGTTGAGACCTCCTCCCTGCACTCTCCCCTAGGGACCACACGGCCCTGGTCTCAACCAGCCCCTCTCCCCTCGCCAGTCGTGGAGGCCCCGTCGGTCTCCCCCGCCCCAGTCGGTGCTGCCCCCCAACGCGAGCCGACTGGGGCGGTCCTGGCGTTTAAGCGGAGGTTCTGACCCTTGGACCCCCTCCTCATCGCCTGGCTTGCCTCCGTCACAGGCGATCCCTATGCCTTCGTCCTTGGGGCCTTCCCCTGGGGCGAACCCGACACTCGCCTCGCCTCGGAGACCGGCCCTGAGGAGTGGCAACGCCAGGTCCTCTGCGACGTCCGGGACGGCCTCCTCTCCCTCGACCAAGCCATCCAACTCGCCACCGCCTCCGGCCACGGGGTAGGCAAATCCTGCCTCGTCGCTTGGCTCATCCTCTGGGCCATCTCAACCCTCACCGACACCCGCGGCGTCGTCACTGCCAATACCGAGACCCAGCTCAAGACCAAGACCTGGGCCGAGCTTGGCAAGTGGCATGCGATGTTCATCGCCAAGGCTTACTTCAAGCTCACCGCGACCGCGATCTTCCAAGTCGACAACGAGCGCACTTGGCGGATCGACATGGTGCCCTGGAGTGAGAAAAACACCGAAGCCTTCGCCGGGCTGCACAACAAAGGCAAGCGCCTCCTCCTGATCTTCGACGAGGGCTCGGCCATCCCAGACATCATCTGGGAAACAGCCGAAGGCGCCCTCACCGACGCTGACACCCAGATCATCTGGGCCGTCTTCGGCAACCCCACCCGCAACACCGGCCGCTTCCGCGAATGCTTCCCCGGTCAGCGGCACTCCAAGGCCTGGAAAACCCGTCAGGTCGATTCTCGCACCGTTCGCTTCACCAACAAGGCCCAGTTCGCCAAGTGGATCGAGGCCTACGGTGATGACTCTGACTTCGTCCGCATCCGCGTCAAGGGCGAGTTCCCCCGTGTAGGCGAGAGCGAATTCATCTCCTCCACCGACGTCGCCTCGGCTGCCCTCGCGGAGCCTTTCTCCAACCGTAACGACCCCCTAGTCCTCGGGGTCGACGTAGCAAGGTTTGGTGACAATGAAACCGTTCTCTTCTTTCGCAAAGGTCGTGATGCTCGATCGATCCCCCCAGTGCGCCTTCGGGGTGTGGATACTGTCGGTGTGGCTGCTCGTGTGGCTGAGGCCGTTCGCCAGTACCACATCGACGCTGTGTTCGTTGATGGCGGTGGTGTTGGGGGTGGCGTCGTCGATAATCTTCGTCATCTCCATGTCGCCTGCTTCGACATCAACTTCGGCTCGAAGCCCGACGGAGTAGGCTTCGCCACGGGCGACGAGGGCACTCGGTATGCCAATAAGCGCGCGGAGATGTGGGGCTCGATGAGGGCCTGGCTTCGTGGGGGAGCCATCCCGGACGACCCTGATCTCCGCGCGCAGCTCGTTGGCCCCACCTACACCCTCAACCTTCGGAACGAGATCCTCCTCGAGCGGAAGGAGGACATGGTCAAGCGCGGGCTCGAAAGCCCCGACCTCGCCGATGCCCTGGCCCTGACCTTCGCCTACCCCGTCGCCCCCCACGACCTCGCCGGTCACGAGGGTCCCCACGAGCCCATGGTCAAGTCCGAGTACGACCCGTTCTCAGCCGAAAGGATGGTCGCCTAATGGTTGACCGAGTCCAACTCACCCAAACCTGCTACATGCAACTCGACGGCCAGTGGCAACTGGTCTACCCCGGCGCTGTCATGGACGTCGCCACCGCGGCTGCCTTCAACCCTGCCCACGTGACCGTCCTCTCCCCTGGCGAGGCCGCTGGGGCCCTCGCTTCGCACGGCAAGCCGACCCCGGTCCGGAACATTAGGAAATTCGGATGAGCTTCGGTTCCCCACCCACACCCCAGTACGTTCCCCAGGCCCCGGCCCCACCGCCCAATCCGCCGATGTTTGGCGGCCAGCCCCAGCGCAAGCCCGGCCAGGGGCAAAGTCAACAGTTCAACTCCACAGTCCTCGGCTCGCTACCGACCCAGGGCCAGACTGCACAGAAGACCTTGTTAGGATCCTAACCCATGCCCACCGTCCCTCGCTCGCCAGACAACCTCATCCCCGAGGTCCAGCCCTCCGAGTCCGCCCTGCTCATGGCCGCAGCCGGCATGCATCACCAGGGCCTGTTCGGCCCCAGGGAGTTCGGCCCACGGTCAACCGCCATCGAAGACCGCCGAGGCGAGCCAAACCCGACCGCGGCTCAGACCGATTCCTCGCCGGCCCTGGCCAACCGCCTCGCCCGTAAGGCCAACCCGTCCCGCAACCTCAAGTCCGCCTCTGCCGCCCTCGCACCCATGGCCAAACGCTAGTGCCCGAGCAAGCCACATCCGTCGGCCAAGCCCCAGGCGACCTCAAGCTCCGTCGAGCCGCCGAGGGCCGCCTCATGGGCCTGCGCGTCAACCGCTACTCCTGGTGGACCCACTGGCGCGAGCTTGCTGACTACCTCCTCCCCCGCCGGTACAAATGGATCATCACCCCCAACCAAATGGCCCGGGGCTCACCAATCAACCAACACATCCTCGACAACGCCGGCACCCTCTCTGCCAGGGACTGCGGAGCTGGCATCATGTTCGGCGTGACCGACCCAGCCCGGCCCTGGTTCGGCCTCCAGGTCGGCCGCATTGACTCGACCCAGACCTCGCCAGTCTCCCTCTGGCTCGCCGAAGTTGAGCGGATCATGATGCTCATCTTCCACGAGTCGAACTTCTACACCGCCCTCGCCGTGGCCTATTTCGACCTCGTGGTCTTCGGCACCTGCGTCGTCCTGATTTACGAGGACTTCGAAAACGTCATCAACTGCATCAACCCCTGCCTTGGCGAGTTCTACCTCGACAACGACAAGGACATGAAGGCCCGGATCTTCTACCGCGAGTTCACCCTAACCGTCGACCAAGTTGTGGGCGAGTTCGGCCTCTCTGCCGTCTCCCCAACCGTCGCCCGGCTCTGGCGTGAGGGTGGCTCTTCCCTCACCCGCGAGCTGGTCGTGGCCCATGCGATCGAACCTAATGACGACGGCCGAGCCTACGGGATTCCCTCTCACTTCGCCTTCCGCGAGCTCTACTGGGAATGGGGCGGATCGGCTTCGCCCCAAGGCGGCTCCTCCTACGCCCCAGGCTGGCTGCGCAAGCGAGGCTTCCACGAACAAATCCACATGCCCGGGCGATGGGACCTCGTCTCCAACGACGCTTACGGCCGAAGCCCTGGCATGGATGCTTTGCCTGATGTGAAGCAACTCCAGCTCGAAACCAAGCGCAAAGCCCAGGCCATCGACAAGCTCGTCAACCCTCCGATGGTTGCTGATATCCAGCTCAAGAACCAACCCGCCAGCCTCCTCCCCGGCGGGGTGACTTACGTCTCTGGCATGATGTCCCAGGGTCGCCCTGGCTTTGCCCCGGTCTACACCGTCGAGCCACCGGTGAAGGAAATCTCCGAGGACCTGATGGAGGTCCGTGAGCGGATTGAGAAAGCCTTCTACGTTCCGTTGTTCAAGATCATTTCCCAGTACGAAACCCGGTCCAACGTAACCGCGGTTGAAATCGACGCTCGACGAGCCGAGGGAATGATCATGCTCGGCCCAGTCCTCACCCGGCTGCATAACGAATTCCTCGCAGTGGCCATCGACAGGACCTTCGCTATCGCCGCCCGTGCGGGGATCCTCCCACCGGCCCCGGCTGAGATCCAAGGCAAGGCCATCACGGTCAAGTACGTCTCCATGCTCCAGCTCGCCCAGCAGGCGGCCTCCGCCGGTGGCATCGAGCGGGTCATGTCCATGGTTGGCAACCTCGCTGGGGTTGACCCACAGGCGATGGACAACGTCGACTTCGACTACGGAATCGAGAAATACTCCTCCCTCGTCAACAACGACCCCAGGCTCATCCGCTCCCCGACGGCCCTGGCCCAGATCCGCCAGCAGCGCCAGCAGCAGCAGGCCCAGGAACAGAAGATGCAACAATCCATGGCTGCCGTCCAAGGCGCCAAGCTCCTCTCTGAGACCGACACAGGCGCAGGCAAGAACGCCCTTCAACGGATGTCCGCTGGTGGGGGCTTGCAATGACCTACAACGCCGCCACCAGGGCCGATGTCAAAGTCGCCGCCAAGGCTGCCAAGCTCGCCGATGCCCAGGACCGCGAGGTCATTACCGCCCTGATGTCCCACCTGGGCGGCCGAGCCTATCTCTGGCGTCGCCTCGCTGCGGCCCACGTCTTCCACACCTCCTTCGACCTCAACCCTCTCAACATGGCCTTTCGTGAGGGCGAGCGCAACCAAGGGCTTCAACTGCTGACCTCAATCATGCAGTTCTGTCCCTCCGAGTTAATCCTAATGCTAAGGGAAGCCAATGAGCGAGACTCAGCAATCGACGCAGACCGGAACAACCGCGCCCGGGCCCGAGGGGACGACCCAGCCCCAGACGGAGCCGACGAAGAGCCAGCAGCCGACGACGGAGCCGGCGAAGCCGGAGCCAACTACGTCGACTACACCCACTGAAGGTGGGGAGAAATCCCTCCTCAACCAAGACGGCAAGAAGCCCGAGGCCGCGCAGGGGGCGCCGGAGAAGTACGCCGATTTCACTGCCCCTGAGGGCTTCGAGATCAAGCCCGAGGTCGCTGAGGAAGCTGGAAAGCTTTTCAAAAGCATGAACCTCACGCAGGAGCAGGCGCAGTCCCTCGTGGACTTCTACGCCGCCAAGACCCGCGAGGCCGCTGAGGGCCCGGTGAATTTCTACAAGGAACGTCAAGACCAAGAGGTTGCCAAGATCAATGCCGATCCCGAGATCGGGGGAAAGCTTGATGCGGTCAAGACCACAGTGTCAAAGGCACTGGATGGCCTTGGGAACCCACAACTGGCCGCAGACTTTCGAGCAGATATGGACTTTACCGGCGCAGGAAACTTCCACTCCTTCGTCAAGGTCCTCTTTGCCCTTGCTCAGAAAGTCACCGAAGGAGGCCCTGTCACTGGCAAGGCCCCGTCGCGCTTCGGCCAGACAGCCCCAGGGACTGGCGACCGTCAAGGTCCAGCCAGGGCCCTGTATCCCAACCTCCCATCCGCAGGAACATAATCCATGGCAATCGTGGGCTCAACTGCCCTCACCTACATGGACTGGGCCAAGCGAGTCGATGATGGCTACCGCATCGCCAGCATCATCGAACTGCTCAGCCAGACCAACGAGATCCTCGAAGACCTCCTGGTTATCGAGGGCAACCTCCCAACGGGGCACAAAACCACCGTCCGTACTGGTCTGCCCCAGGCCACTTGGCGCCTGCTCAATCAGGGCGTGCCGAACGCGAAGTCGACCACCGCGCAGATCACCGATGCCTGTGGCAACCTTGAGACCTACGCGGTCATCGACAAGGACATCGCCGATCTCAACGGCAATACCGCCGAGTTCCGCCTGTCTGAGGTCAAGGCCTTCCTCGAAGGCATGTCCCAGCAGGTCGCCTCGACCCTGATCTACGGCAACCAGTCGGTCAACCCGGAGCGCTTCACCGGCCTTGCCCCGCGGTACTCCACCGTCAACGCTGCGAACTCCAACACCGCGGCCAACGTCCTCGACGGCGGTGGCACCGGCTCGACCAACACCTCTATCTGGGGCGTGGTCTGGGGATCGGATACCTGGCACGCCACGTTCCCCAAGGGCAAAATCACCGGCCTTCAGCACAAAGACATGGGCGAGTGGCCCGTGCAGGACGCCAGCGGCAACACCTACCAAGCCTACCGAGACCACTTCAAGTGGGAGATCGGTCTCGTGGGCCGCGACTGGCGTTACGCCTTCCGCATCTCCAACATCGACGTCACCCAGCTCACCGGCGTCTCCGCGGCCAACCTGATCAACCTGATCGTCCGCGGGCTCTACCGTCTGCCGACCGCGCCGGTCTCTGCCACGACCGTCCAGACCTCGGACTCCCCAGAGGTCCGGGCCAATATGGGTCGAACCGTCCTGTACTGCAACCGCGTCATCCGCACCTACCTCGACCTCCAGGCGATGAACAAAACCAACGTCCTCCTCCGGATCGAGGAGTTCGATGGCAAGCCCATCACCACCTTCCGCGGCATCCCGGTGCGTACCTGTGATGCAGTCCTCAACAACGAAGCCCGGGTGACCTGATCATGATCCTCGACGCCCTTGCCACCTTTGACTCTGCTGCCAGCCTCGCTATCGCCGTTGGCACGCAGGCCTCACAGAACACCCTCGATCTCCACATGGCCGGCATTCCGGTTCTGGCCAATCTCCAAGGCGCCAGGGACATGGGGATCGGGGACGATCCGGCCCTCAAGCTCCTGGCTCAGGTCGGTACGACCTTTACCTCTGGCGGCGCTGGCACTCTCTCCGTCGCTCTCCAGGGCGCCCCTGATAACGGTGCTGGTGCCCCCGGCGCCTTCACCACTTGGTGGACCTCGCCGACCTATGCCCTGGCTACCCTCGTGGCCGGTGCTCGGCTGTTCGACATGGACTTCCCCCGGCCGCCAGCCGGCATCGCCGTCCCTCGGTTCGTCCGCCTGCTCTGGACCGTGGCCGGTGCAACCATGACCGCAGGCACCGCCTCGGCCTACGTCGTCCTCGACCGCATCGACCAGATGTACCAGTCGACCGGTAACGCAGTCCTCGGCGGCTATCCCGCCGGGATCACGGTGGCCAACTAATGCGCCGCCTTTGGCTCACCGCTCTGGCCTTGGTGGCGCTTGCCACCCCGGCCATGGCACAGGTCAACGTCGTCCCGCAGCTTGGCCTGACTACCGGGTATCTAACCCGAAACACCTACTCCGCTGGCTTCTTCGGCCTCGTCCCGGTCTCCGGCGGTACCGACGTCGTCTGCATCGCCGGCTCGGCAACCAAGACCGTCCGCCTCCAGCGGATTCAAATCTGGGGCACCACCGCCACTGCGGTGCAGATCGTCCCCGTCCAGCTCCTTCGACGGGTCTTGGTCGATACCGGTGGCACTGCCGCTAGCACCACCGCCAACCCAGCCAACAACGTCGCCAAGCGAGACACCTCGATCGGCGCCGCCACGGCTGTGGTGGTCTCCTACACAGCCAACCCAACCGTGAACGACGCCTCGCCAACCTTCCTCGACTCTCAGCTCCTGACCATGCCTGTGGTGACCTCGGTCGCTGTTCCAACCGCGGCCGACTTCCACTTCTCGCGTGACACTGAGAACCTCGTTCAGCCCCCGGTGCTCATTGGCGCCGCGGCCCAGATCTGTGTCAGCCTCGGCGGTGCTACCCTGACCAACGCCTCGGCTTGGAATGGCTCAATCGTGTGGACAGAGGAATAACCCATGCGTAAGTACCTCCTTCCCTCTCTCCTAATCCTCGCCTGCTTTGCCGGCGCCGCGATTGGGCAGAACATTACCAAATCCGTCCAGCTGTCCCAGGACCCAACTGGGCTAGTCGGGTACGACACCAACAACGGCGTCAACTTCCCCGGGCATATCAACTCCACCACCCGCGGCAGCCTCCCTCCGGTCCTCTCAACCTGTGGCACTTCCCCGTCTTTCACCGGGTCGGACAATGCCCTTCGCCTGACCACCGGCTCTGCCGCCACCACCTGTACCGTCACCTTCGGCACAGCCTTCACCACCGCTCCGGCCTGTGTGATCACTCCTCAGGGCGCAGCGGTTCAGCCGACCTACACCGTCTCCGCCACGGCGATCTCCATGACCGTCGACGTGGCCTCGACCGTCTACAACATCGTCTGCATGTCACCGGGTTGAACCATGAAAAAGCACTGGCTGGCTCTTGCACTGGCGCTGCTTCCAGCCAGTGCCTTTGCCCAGGGGTTGGAGCAGACCGTTGCTCCGCCCACTGTTTTCCCGTCCGTCGATGGGAACTCCTTCAACGTCAAGCTCGAAAACGCCCAGTTATTCTGGGACGACTTCGGCACTGGCACCCTCGACACCACCAATCGCTGGAGCACTCCGACTACGGGCGGTGGAGGCAATGCGACCGCCGCTACCAACGCCGTCGGTGCCACCGTCCTCGGCTCTGGCAACCAAGCCAACGGCTTCTCCCAGCTTATCTCCCAACCGACCTTTGCTGGGAGAAACCCTGGCTACGTCACCCTCCAGTTCCAGGTTAACTGGGAATTCCCCGTCCTCTCCAACGCCTATCGGTTCTTTGGGTTCTTCTCAGCTCCAGGTACCCCAACGGCCGCGGCTCCGCTGACCAACGCCGTTGGCTTTGCTATCGATACCGCTGGGAAGCTCAGGGCACAGACCTGGGCGTCGGGGGCGATTAACGTCAACATCGACCTATCCGTTCGTACCACCGGTCCTCAGTTCTGTAACTGTATCCCCCAGCCAACCGATGCGGGGGTTCACAAGTACCAGATCTACTTCCGTGGCGATAGCATCCTCTGGTTCGTCGACGGGAACTTCGTAGCCGAGGTCCTGACCGGTGCTGGCGGTCCTGACGTCAACACCCTCGCCATCGGTGCCCTTACCGTCGCCGCAGCGAGCCCTCCGACGTCGTCTGCGACCCTTCAGCTAAACCAAGTAACCATCGGCGACTCGTCTCGCAACGCCACGGCCATTCGGGATGGAACCTTCGGATGGCGACAGGCTACGGTCAGCCCCCTTGGGGCTCTGAACACCACCCAAGGCACCGTCGCTGCTGGCTCAGGCTCAGCCGGGTTCCCACCAGGGTCAACGCCGGTCACGGCAGTCTTTAACGCTGCGGATACCACGACAGCCACCGCTACCCTCGCTGCAGTAGCGGCTAAGTTCACCTACATCTGTGGCTTCAACATCACTGGCCTCGGGGCCACCGCTGCGACCTCGGTCACACCGACCATTACCGGCCTGCCTAACGCCTTCACCTTCACCGGGGCCTACACCTTCGCCGCCGGTGCTGCTGTGGCCAATGCCCCTGTGAGCTTCTCCTTCGGCAACTACTGCCTTCCCAGCTCTGCGGTTAACACCGCGGTGGTAGTCACCGTCCCTGGTGCCGCAGGCAACACTGCTACTTCCATCAACGCTTGGGGGTATCAACAGTGAGAACCTTAGCTCTCTTCCTGCTCCTCTGTGGCTCTGCACAAGCCCAGGATATTCGCCAAAGCGTTCCCATTCCTGTCCCTCTGGCTATGGGCGGAACTGGAACTGGATCGGGCCCACAGCCACAGAAGGCAACCGTAGCCGGCTTGCCACCCTGCAACGCCGCGACCGAAGGCCTGATCTTCGGCGTTACCGACGCGCTTGTTCCCGCAGCCCTTGCAGCCGTCGCCTCTGGCGGCGCTGTGCATGTGGCTGTTTACTGCAACGGAACGACTTGGATCGTTCTCTAGGAGGCCGATATGGCAAGATGGCGTCTAACCCAGCCGCACTACCTCAATGTCAAAGGCACTGAGTGGGAGTACAAGGAGATCGACCGCGGGACTGGCAAGCAGGTCCGCAAGATCTTCCCCGTTCCGCTGTTCCTCAACCCTGAGGACCCGGCAGATTGGAACGAGGTCTTCCGTTCCCAGTCCGGCCAGGTCATCGGTGGGAACATCAACGTCAGCGACGGCGTCAACGCCGACCCGAAGGACCTGATCTTCTCCGGTCCGCCGACCCCGGATATGGAGCCGATCGACGAAGAGGCCCAGGCCATCTCTGAGGCGGCCAGCGCCAACTGGCAGCATCCGATTGAGTCCCTCCCTGGCAACTACTCCCAATCCCTCCTGACTGACCTTCAGCGGCAGGTCGCGGAGACCATGGCCACGACCCAATCCGCTGGGGTTCCAGCTCAGCAGTTCATGGAAATGCAGGGCCAGATGATGGAGCTGATGAAGCAGAACGCGGCTATCCTCGCTACGCTGGCGTCCAAGGTCAACGGCGAGCGGAGGGCATAACCCGTGGGTATCATCGCCAATAGCACAGGCAGCCCCGGGGCTATTGGCGCTGCCTCAGGTGGCAAGGTCAGTGCGGTCAACAACCTGGGCACAGCCGCAATCCAGGTCGTAGCCGCGAACCCGTCTCGCCAGCAGCTGACCTTTGCCAACCCCAGCGCGGTTACGATCTACGTCTGTCCCTCGGTCGACCTCAACGGCGCTGCCTTGACCCCAACCCTGGCTGCGCTCGGTGGGACCTTCCCGATCTTCTCAGGCGGCGTCCTGGTCGTCTCAGGGGAGTGCCAGACGGCGTGGAAAGCCCTCGCAGCCAGCGGGGTTAACAATCCCCTGACGATTATGGATTCGAACGTATGAAACGGCTTCTCCTAGCCCTTGGCCTCGTCCTCTTCGCCGGCCCGGCCCTGGCCCAGGGCTGCGGCCCGACCAACCCCAACTGCGTGGTCGCCGATCGGCCAGCCGGGGACTCGACCAACGCTGCGGCCAACACTCGGTTCGTTGGCTCGGCCCTTTCCCCATTCTTCATCACCTGCCCAACGCACCAGTTCGTCACGTCGATCCTGGCTGGGCTGTCGACCTGTGCGCAGCCGGCCTTCTCCGACCTGACTGGGTCGGTCGCGGCAGGGCAGATGCCAGCGCTGACTGGCGATGTGACGAGCTCCGCAGGCACCGTCGCCACGACTATCACCACCAACATCGTCACCAACGCCAAAGCCGCCCAGATGGCGGCTAATACCGTCAAGGCCAATCCAACCTCGGCTACGGCGAACGCCTCCGACATGGCGATGCCATCGTGCTCGACGGCGACTTCGGCGTTGCAGTGGACCACGAACACCGGCATTGGCTGCGGCACGATCTCGTCAACGACCGACGCTACGCTGTTTGCCAATTTCATCGGCGGCTGTACCCTCTCAGCCACCGGCGCCAACACGACGATCTCAAACACCGCCTGTACTACTAATGCCGACGATAACTCCACCCTGATGAAGGCTGCGGCCTTTACCAAAACTACCGCAGCCTGGGCAGTGGGCTCGGGCAACGGCTGTCTCGACACGGGATCGGTTGCTACCAACACTTGGTACGCGATCTTCCAGATCGAGCGGACCGATACACAGGTGGTGGATTACGTCTGCACTGTTGAAACCGCTGGCGTCACGCCATCGCCTACCATGCCGACGAACTATACCAAAAAGCGTTATATCGGGTCCTTCCTGACCGATGCGACTCCAAACATCCGGAAGTTCCAGCAGGCCGTCGACATGTTCATGTACGACGCGCCTTTCCAAACGGACATCAACCAGTCAAACCCTGGGACGTCGGCTGTAAGCGTGACGCTGACGACGCCGCGTGGGATCGTTGTTGAGGCGATCAACACACTGTATTGCAGCAATAACACCACCAATCCGCAGATTCTGGTCTCGTCGCTTGGCGTTGCTGACACGGCTCCGGGTACGACGTTGCAATCCGTAGAATGCGTCCTAGCCGCCACCACACACAGCCAGAACGTCGTACGGACCCTGACGAACACCTCGGCTCAGATCCGCATTCGCTGGTCCTCCAGCGGCGCAGCCGACACCTTGGTCGGTTCAACCATCGGCTACCGCGACCTCGCTCGGTATGGGAACTAGCCATGACCGTCTCGACCACCTCGAACAAGATCACCTACGCGGGCAATGGCGCCACGACGATCTTCGGCTTCACCTTCCCTGCGGTGGCCGCGAGCGACCTTCAGGTCTTCTTCACTGACGCAACCGGTGTCGTCACTCTCCTCGCCTCTAACCTCTACTCCGTTGCCCTGTTCCCTGCGGTGGCGCCGAACCCAACAGCCTTTGGCGGCAACGTAACCTATCCCCTGATCGGCTCGCCAATCGCCACCGGGACTTCCCTCACTATCCTTCGCACCCTCCCTGAGACCCAACCGGTCTCCCTGGCCAATCAAAGCACGGCCTACCAAGCTGCGATCGAGCAAGCCCTAGACTACCAGACGATGCTTGTTCAGCAGCTTCAGGAACTCCTCGGCCGACAGATCGCCGTCGCCGTCTCTGACCCTGCCCCTGGCCTGATCCCAGCCGTCGCCAACCGAGCCAACCTCGCCTTTGGTTGGGACTCCTCTGGCAACCCCACAGCCATCGCCACCCTCCCAGCAGGGACCGTTTCCTCGGCCTGGGCGCCAGTTGTTGGCTCAGCCTCCCTGGCCGCTGGCCTTGCCCTACTGGGCCTGACCGGCGTGGCCCCTGAGCCCTCTGGTGTGGTCAAGGCCTTCGCGGGTTCCGTGATCCCCTCCGGATACCTCGGTTGCTTTGGCCAAGCGGTCTCACGCACCGGGGCAACCGCAGCGCTCTTCGCCGCCATCGGCACTACCTACGGCGTCGGCGACGGCGTCACCACCTTCAACGTCCCCGATCTCCGTGGCAGGGTCATCGCCAATCTGGATAACCAAGGCGGCATCGCAGCCAATCGCTTGACCGCAACCTCCATCACCGGTGGCGCGACGACCCTTGGCAACTCTGGCGGCGCTGAGACCCAAACCATCTCCGTGGCACAGCTTCCCTCCCATAACCACGGCGGTGTCACTGGCGGCACTCAGGACTCGTTCCGGTATCAGAAAACCACAACCTCTGGCGGCGGGCCGGACAACATCACTGGGGTTTTCACAACCTCCTCAGGCCTCGGCACGACCACCCTGACCCAAGACTCCCACACCCACACCGTCGCTAGCCAGGGCGGGGGCAGTCCTACCGTGACCGTCGAACCCACGATGATCATGAACTACATCATCAAGACCTGAGGTCGCCATGCCCAGCTCAACCCCTAAGCAGGCCAGGACGATGGCGGCGGCAGCCCACAATCCAGCCTTTGCCAAAAAGGTCGGCATCCCACCCGGCGTCGCCAAGGAGTTCAACAAGGCCGACAAAGGCACCGGGATCTTACGAAAGAAGAAACCCAAATGAGCAACGAACCGAACGATGCCCTGCGGAGGGTTCCGCAGAACATCCATCACGTCACCCACCACTACCACAACCTGATCTACATCAAGAACTACTGGGAGTCCATCGGCCAGCAGGTTCCGAGCGATTTCTCAGCAGAGCTTCAACGCGCCCACAAACACCTTCTCGAGGTTCTCCAGATCGAGAAAGGCCGAGGTGGGGCAATCGAAGGAGAGTGAAAATGAAACAAGGACGAGCTTCCCACTCAGGCCTAGGTCAGCAGAAGGTCGAACCCTCTGCTCGGGGCATCAACCCGGCGTACGTATCCCGGATCGGCAACCACGTCGGCAACCACGCCGATACCGGCTCAACTGGGCCCAACTCTGTCCCCATGCACACCGCCCGCGGGGTCCACGCTCCGAAGGCAGGGCAGACCAACCATCACTCAGGCTCACAGGGAAAGCACCGATGAACTTTGAACGCGCTGCACTGCTCCTGCACGTCGCCGAAGGCGCTCTGAAGTATCCCAACCTGAAGGCCATCCACGATGCGGCTTTGGAGGAGCTTGCGAAGATCGCCACTAGCGACACGGAGGAGGCTGGAGAGGATGAGGGCGAGGAAGCCCAAGAGGACGACGGAAGCCAACCCGGCAACCCCAACAACGATAGGAGAGTCTAACATGCCCCGAGACATCCTCGGCGAATACGGCCCCGAGTCTCGCCAGCCGCAGGCCCCACGCGCCAGCGGTGGCGGAGCCCAGACCCCACGGGACGTCCACAACTACTCCCACCCGCGGGGCCCGAGCAACATCAACGACGCTCAGTCCCCAGGGCTCCACGGGCATAACTGCGGTAACGCAGGGACCCAGGGCAAGCACGGCACGTCAAGCGATGGTTCCTCTGGCCACCCAGGCTTGGGTGGGTCGAACCATGGGACTGGGACCAATAGAAAGGGCTAATGAATGCAAGGAATTGGCTGGGCCGTCAAGGCCATGCAGGACGGCAATAAGGTCCGTCGTGCCGGCTGGAACGGTAAGGGCATGTGGCTCGCCCTACAAGTGCCCGATGAGAACAGCAAGATGGGGCATATGTACGTCTATCTCTGCGGGGCCGACAGCAAACTGATCCCCTGGAATTGCTCACAGGCTGACCTCCTCGCCACCGATTGGGAGCTGGCCGAGTAATCTCTGCAACCAACAGAAAGGACTAACAATGGCGAATGTATACGAAGGCCCCACCGACGGGCGGCAGTCTGACGAGGCCATCGCCGTCAGCCGCTTTCGCCCCCGGTACCGGGCCTTGACCGACGAAGAGAAAGCCCTCCACGACCAGCTCAAGGACAAGGCCGCTGAGCTTGAGGCCCTGTACGCCCAGGTCAAGCAAGGGCGGTACAACTCCCTCGCCATCACCGCCCTTGAGCAGTCGGTGATGTGGATTGTGAAGGAACTGACTTCGTGACCGCAGAGGTCGACATCGTCAACCAGGCCTTGTCCCTCATTGGGACAAGGTCCACCGTTTCCTCCTTGGCAGAGGTCTCAAACGAGGCCTTCGCTGCCAATATCTGGATCGACAAGACCCGGGACGAACTCCTGCGGATGGCTCCGTGGTCCTGCGCGAACAACTTTAACAACCTCTCCCTGATCTGCGCAGCCCCGGGCACGCCAGAGAACCCAACCACCGGTACCGCCACATGGCAAAAAGGCCAGCCCCCGCCGCCCTGGGCGTACGAATACGCCTACCCGCCAGATTGCCTTAGGGCCCTGTGGATCGTCCCTCAGTTCGCCACTGGCTTTGCCTCAGGCGTTCCAATCACCACCGCTGTCACCGGCGGCTCTCCCTCGTTCTGGCAAGGGCCACCGGTGAGGTTCAAGATTGCGATCGACCAAATCGGTGCGAGCGGGCTGCCTACAGTCGGTGGCGCTGACACCAGGGTCATCCTCACCAACCAGCAACAGGCGATCCTCGCCTACGTCAAGCAAATCACCGACCCTTCGGTGATGGATTCTGAATTCGTCACCGCCTGGGCCATGGTCCTCGCGGGCCGCCTTGCCTACCACCTCACTGGCGATAAGGCCCTGGCGAATGCCAAACTCACCGAGGCCAATTCAATGATCCAAATCGCCAGGACAGGCGATGGCAACGAGGGCCTGACGATCAACAACGTAACCCCGGATTGGATCAGGGTTCGCGGAGTGGATTACTCCACCGACTTCGGCTGGACCCCAAATGTCAGCTTTGACTGGGGTGCGCTTTTGAGTATGTATTAATGTCCACCAATTTAATACAAACAAGTTTCGCAGCAGGCGAGCTAGCCCCGAGCATCTTCGCTCGCACCGACCTGACCAAGTACCACTCAGGCGCCGCTGCGCTTCGTAACTTCTTCGTCGACTACCGCTCGGGCGCCAGCACTCGGCCTGGGTCCAAGTACGTTGTTCAGGCATTCAAATCCTCCTCGGCTGTTCGATTAATCCCTTTTCAAACCTCTATCCTCATCCCCTATATCCTCGAGTTTGGTGATTTCTACTGCCGGGTGATCTCCAAAGGCGCGTCGGTTCTCGAAGCTCCGTTCAACATCACCGCGGCTTCCCAGGCCAACCCTGCCGTCATCACTGCCCCGGGGCACAACATCGTCATTGGCGATTGGATTTTCGTCACTGGCATCGTGGGGATGACCCAGCTCAATGGGTTGTTCTTCCTCGCCACGAACGTCGCCGGGAACAACATCACCATCGCCACCGTCAATGGCCAGCCGATTAACAGCCTTGGCTACCCCGCCTGGGTCAGCGGTGGCACCATTGCCAGGGTTTACAAATTCGCCTCGCCCTACGCCGCAGCCGACCTCGCGTTGGTTAAGTTCGTTCAAATCACCAACACGATGTATCTGACGCACCCGAACTACGCCCCCCAGCTCCTTACCTTTACGGCCCCGACCTCCTGGGCCTTTGCCCCGATCTCCTTCGGCGCTACAATCTCATCGCCTGTGATCGCATCAGTCACCGCCACAGCCGGCACCGGGGCAAGCTTCGCCTACCAAGTCACCGCAGTGGACAACGCTGGGCAGGA